TCCCCCGGTGGCCCCCGTCGACCCTCCACCCGCTCCACACCAGCCCTACGCCTGAGGAGACCTTGACATCCGCGGCAGGATGCGATAGGATGCTAGGGCAATGATCGATCGACCGAGGAGAATGACATGAGCAGGTTCAGCGGACCTCAGGGGCCTGGTGCCCTGAAGGTCTACAGGGAGAAGAAGCGCAAGGAGGCCGAGGAGCGACAGAAGCTTGTCACTCTGGTGGGCGAGAAGACCTCCACACCGCGACGCCGCAAGAAGCGGGCGGGGAACCCCAAGGGAAAGGCGGCGAAGGCTCATGGCTGAGAACGGGACCATCGCCCGGGTGGTTCAGCTGCCCGACTGCACCTTCTGCAAGCTGTTGACGGACAACGCCAAGGTCAACGGCTCGCCGGTCTTCGCGGTTCGCAAGGCGAAGTACGACTTCAGGACCACGAACGGCCAATGGGCCTTCGGGTGCCAGCTCCACTTCGAGATGCACCGCCTGCACTCCGAGCTGGGTCTGGGCAAGGGGCAGATGCTGCTCACCGTCTCGGGCATCGGGGAGTCGGACCCGGCGGGACAGACGTGAAGGAGTTTCTTGAAGCCCAGGCCGACCGCCTAGCCATTCTGGCTCAGGTGCAGGAGGACATGCCCGAGATGACGCCCTTGGAGATTGAGACCATGGCGGAGTGGGCTGAGACGGGGGAGGTGCCGTGAACTCCAAGGTCATGCTCAAGCTGGTGGAGGGACTCCACGCCGAGCACGGCAGGATGTCGGTCTTCATGGTGACCCCAGACAATCAGTGGCACGCAGTTGCGGAGGTTGACCACACCGTCATGCGTGACTCCGGCGAGGAGAACCACGTTCTGCTCCTTCGAGCTGGGGTGAAGAAAGATCTGCCTGAACCTAATGCCACCACTCTGGTCGGTGCCACCATCTCGACCGCTGACGGCAAGGTCCGCATCGACGCGGAGGGCTACCACATGTACACCGACGACCCGGTACCTGGTTGGTTCCATCTGCCATCCGATGGATCGCCCGCCCGATGGGAGCCGAGGAAGTCCAGTGACTGAGATCGGCAACTGCGAGAACTGCACGTTCTGGCAGCCTCCCAGCCAGAGGATGAACTTCGCAGATGTCGTCAGTGTAGACCCCTACGAGGAGGATCGTAAGGCACGGAACTACGGCCCTGCGGTGAATCGTCAGATGGAGATTGACAAGATGTTCGGCCTGTGTCGACACATCACAATGAAGCCCAGACTGGGCATGGATGACCCACCGCCTCTCGCGATCACGCTCGACGGTAGCGAGTACATGGCGGATCTGTACACGCAGGCGACCTTCGGTTGCGTGGAGTTCGAGAGCAAGGAGTAGTAGTGGCACGTAAGGGTAAAGACGGAGAACCGAAGCCCAAGCCGGAGCAGAAGAAGCTCGGCAAGCCGGAGAAGGTGAGGAACAACACCGGCGCCCGCGGGGCCCGACCCACACACCTGACCGAGCTGGAGAAGATTCTGATCAGCAACGGGGGCGTTGGGCACAGCACGCTTCGGAAGAAGAAGCAGCTGGGGAGCTTCCCAAAGCGCCGGCGTGATGGGGCGGCATGATGATTCGCGCAGGTGATCCCGCCCTCCCAGAGAACGCCGCAGACGCTTCCTACGCGATACGGGAAGCTGATCGGCGCATGAGGGCGACTATGCGCCTTGGAACTGAGCTCAAGTACAAGCACACTCTGGGTGACATCCAGTTCACCTTCGAGGTCGTCTCCATCGGCCCTGAGCCACTGCACCTGGAGGTGCGGATGAAGCAGATGGACATCGGCGAAAAGCCGGTCCCTCCCTTCCCCTCGTCGCCCATCATCCCCCAACACCACCCCGACCCCAAGGTCAGGTGTGAGTACCTCGCCGGGGGCATGTGCTACTGGTGCTGCCCGGACTGCAACACCGACTCCCACCGCTGTCCTGGGTGTGGAACTCCCGTTGACCACAACGGCAACGAAAGCAACGGCGAGAAGCATGCCGATTGTACAGCCTGAGCCTTTTCCGCTCTTCCACTGGTCGCCTACGCCTCGACGTAAGCAGATAATCCGCCGGGGCTTCTGCCCCAGTTCTCGCTCGGTGGATGGTCAGTGGCGACCTCCGTACGTGTGCTTCAGTGATACTCCTTCACTGGCGTGGGCACTTTCGGGAGCCATGCATCCAGAGGTTACGGAGTGGGACCTTTGGCAGATGTGGTCAAACGTGCCTAGTGGCATGGAGGCGATCTGGGACACTGACTCCTCTACCGGCAAGAGCTACGTCAAGGAGTGGCGCGTCTACGAACGGGTCTACAAGAGAGATATCTGGTACGTGGCGACACGCCAGAGTTGACCTTCCAGCCCATCGAGAGATGGGGGGAAGTGTGTGTAGGATTCCTTGACGGGGAGCTCTTCCCACTGCGATCATGGGCTCGAACTGAAGACGCGTGATTCCGTCAACGGAAGAGGAACCATGAACACGATCCTGGCGATTCTGCTGGTGCAGCTCATCGTCGTGTTGGTCGTGGCTGTCTTCTACCTCCGTCGTCTGATCATGGCGGTCGGAGTCAACACGGAGGAAGTGAGAGAACTTCGCCTGACGTCCAGGACGAGGATCTCCGAGGTCTCCGTACGGTCTGGTGCGGTCACCGACGAGATGGTCATGCGGCGACTGGGACGTGCCTCCGTTGGGCGACGAGTCGTGGTTGGCGGGGACCCGGGCTCACAACTGAACAAGGACCTGACCACTCTGGAGGAGCGGGAGACTGATCATGACTGACCTCCAGGTGCCAGCCTCCATCGCCACGCTGAACTTCAGCAAGGTACCCTCCGTGCGGCAACACAAGAGCGGCAAGATTCGTGATCGGGGCGATGCAAGCGATGCCCGCCCCGTGAACGCTGAGGGCAAACTGCTGACTCCCAAGCAGATCCGTGCGAGGGCGCGCCGCGCAGCGAAGCGATCGAGGCGGAACGGCAAGGCCATCATGAGTGACCTGGAGTTCGAGGCGCTCTACAAGCCGGTGGAGCAGTGGGATTTGGAGGAACTAGCCAAGGGTCGACCCCGCGACGTCGACGGAGGTTTTCGGGGGCGGAAGCCGGGGTGGATCACTCGGGAGGTCCATGAACGTGCCATGGAGATGTTCGTGGAGCAGACCAGGGGTGAGATGGGGGCTCTGACTCCAGATGCCTTGAACGCCATTCGTTGGATCATTCAACACGAGGAGGTCGACGAGCGAGGAAAACTGGTGGTCCCTGCAGCGGCGAAGAATCAGGCGGCCATGTTCATTCTTGAGCATGTCGTCGGGAAGCCGAAGCAGCGCATGGAGGCGGACATCTCCGTCAAGCTGCAAGGCATCCTCGCGGGGGTCATGGTCAACCCGAACGAAGCTCTGGCGCCGCCGGAGCAGGGAGGAGGCGAGGTCCGGTACGAGCTGGCGCACATGCCTGGTCAGACGATCCCGATGGGGGCGGATAAGGAAGAACTGGACAACACGGTCGAGGGCGAGTGGGAAGAGAGTGACGATGAGTGAGACCAAGGTCGAAGACCCGATCTGCGTCACGTGCAAGGGGCCCAAGTCCACGCACTTCGACGACGATGGCAAGTCGATCACGCAGCATCAGTTCACAACTGAACAGGAGGAGAACCCCCTCGAGACCAAGGATCAACGCACCAAGAGGGAGGCCAAGAAGAGGGCTGCAGAGCGACCAGGCCTTGGTCCTACCACTCTGATGGGTCTCGGTGTCAATCCTCTAGCCATCGGTCGTCTGGTGGAGATTCTGCTGGAGAGGCAACTCATCAGCACGGACGAGGCTCTCTACGTGGCCGGCATGGGTGGAAAGCCGAAGGCAGCGGAGTGAACATGGTCATGGTGCTGGAGGACCGCATGGTCCAGGAGATTGCTCGCATAGGCAGACTCCGAGCTCCCGCGGAGGCCTGTGGCATACTTCTTCCATACGCAGTAAATGGGAGGCAGATCGTCGAGCTTCCCAACCGGAGTCTCGAGGAGAATCACGAGTTCGAGCTTTGGGGTGAAGACATCGCCCTGATCGTGGAAGAGCTACAGGAGCATCAGACGATCAACGCCCAGTTCTTGCGGGAGACCGTGATCTGGCACACGCACCCACGGGGGAATCTGGGGCCCTCGAGGTTTGACATGGACAATAAGCCACCCGAGTTTCAGAGTCTGGTGGTGACGCTCTTCGAGGATGGAACCGCGAAGGGCACCTGGTTTTAGCCCTCTCTGCTGCGCGTCCTCATCCCAGCAGAGAGGGCCCAGCATGCACAACTGAATAGTTCGCCGAAGTCGCTGCACCTCGCCCGGCCAGTAGCTTCGGCGTTCCACACCCGACGAGTGCCGCACGGCCAGCGCGCAGAGCACCCGGGTGAAAGCCGGGGGAGATGGCCGCACGCCCCCATCTTCCCCGGCACAGACCCAAGAAGGAGGGTGAACATGGCTACTAAGCCACGCAGGATCGATGGAGTCGACACTAGCCACCACCAGAGTGGCGAGCACAACCTGGCCTCAGCGAAGAAGGCCGGGGTCGACTTCTGGTACCACAAGGCGACCGAGGGGGCGAGCTTCAGAGATGCCAAGTACGTGCAACGTCGTCGTGAGGCCCAGAAGGCGGGGATTCCGTTCGGGGCCTACCACTTCGCCCGCCCGGAGAATGGTGACGCCTCGCTGGAGGCCAAGTTCTTTCTGCAGGTGGCCCAGCCACAGCCTGGCGACCTGGTGCCGGCGCTCGACATCGAGGTGAACGACGCCCGCATGTCTCGGGCGGAGTTGACGAGGTGGATCGCCAACTGGGTCGCCCAGATCCAGCGGGTCGTCCACGTGAAGCCGCTCATCTACACACCATTCGACCTCGACAGTGACTTCGGTTGTCTGTTGTGGCAGCCTCGCTACAACGACAGCAACACACCCCCAGTCGCGGCAGAGCCCTGGCGACGCTGGGACATCTGGCAGTTCAGCAACGGACAGCTGGGTGTTCCCGATCAAGTGCCGGGCTTCGGCAGGGTGGACATCAACACCATGCGGGACGGACTCAGGGTGAGGGAGTTCCGTATTCCGGAGATCGAGAAGGAACCCCCCGAGCCCACCAGGACGGGCAAGTTGAGGTTCGTTTCCCAGAACGTCAAGGCTCTGCCGCTCATGCCCCAGTTCGACGTCGTGGAGGACGTCGTGCTCACCGCCAGCCAGGCCCACGTCGTGGGATGGCAGGAGATTGGTATTCCACGATATGACGACGCAGTCATGTCGCTGGACCCCAAGGTCTGGGGGCACTTTTTCGCCGGCATGCGGAGGCAGGGAGGCTACGAGTCACCCATCTCCTACCGCAAGGAGATGTTCAAGGCCACCGACGGCGATGCTCTGCTGCTCAGTCCGGCCAACGCCGCGATCAGCCATCGGAAGTACTTCACCTGGGTGGTACTGGAGCATATCCCCAGTGGCGCCCACATCCTGGTCACCAACAAGCACTACATCGCTGGCGCGTGGCGCAAGGACAAGCACGACAAGAAGCTGCGCCAGCAGATCTGGCGCGAGTCACGTGACGAGGTCGAGCTGCCGTTCCTGAGGCAGTTCATCAAGGACCACCCCAACATGCCGATCGTCAACCTCGGCGACTACAACGCCCAGCTGGCGGGGGGCAACGACTCGGAGGAGTATCCGAGGAAAATCGCCAACCGCACCATCTACTTCCTGACCAAGGAACGCTCGATTGACCAGGTCATGCTGATCAACGGCAAGAAGTGGAAGTGGGACATCGACGACGAGGACGGCGAGCTTCTGCCAGGACGAAACAGTGACCACCAGGGCCGTCGAGGAACGGCGAGACTGAAGAAGGTGACGAAGTGACGGAACGACTCCAGGTCATACCGACCCTTCCGGGCATGGGGAGGTCGCTGATCGCCCACGACGAGAAGTCCAAGATGTACCCCGCCCGGGGACTTCTTTCGGTCGACCAACTCAAGCCGAGGGATAGGGTGTGGAGGCGGGGTGGGCCCTACGACCAGAGCAACTCCTCGACCTGCGTGACCCACACCGGCAAAGGCATGTTGAACACGGCACCCCTGTCCAGCAAGGCCTCGTACTACCGACGCAGCAGGTACGACCCCTTCGCCTGGTATCCCGAGGTGCAGCGGCGTGACGAGTGGCCCGGCGAGTCACCGGACTACGAGGGCACCAGCGGTCTGGGGCTGTGCAAGTACCTCCTTGAGATCGGCCTGATCGAGGAGTATCGCTGGAACTTTGGTCTCCAAGACACGCTGCTCAGCCTGTCACACGTTGGGCCGGTTGGCCTGGGCATCTGGTGGAAGAGTGGGATGTGGCGGACTGACGCAGACGGCTACATCCACGCCACCGGCGAGAACGAGGGCGGTCATGAGGTGGAACTCATCGGAGTCGACGTCAGTGAGCGCTGCGTGATCGGCATGAACTCCTGGGGCGACAACTGGGGAGTTCGTGGCCGATTCAAGCTCCACTGGGAGGACCTCGAGACGCTGCTGGCGGAGCAGGGTGATGCGTTCGTGATCATCAAGTGATCGAGGGCACGCGAGGGAAGTGCTCAGGGATCGATTCAGGATGGCGGGATCGCTCGTGCGAGGGTCACGATCATCGAGCAGAACCAATGCGAGAGGAAAGCACATGAGCCCGGTAAGAACCGGGGGGGATCTCCCCGACCCGATCAACACTGAGACCGAGTACATGGGTAAAGTGCCCACGACCAACTCAGTCACCGACCTGGGCCCCGAGGGCCGAACCCTCGAGAACACCGAGAAGAAGCGACTGGGCCTGCTGACCGGGCAGGAGCAGGACCCCGACGCTCCCCTCGAGCCCGGATTCATGGGCGGTGTGGACAGCAACTTCCCGCAGCATGACCCGGCAGAGCGACCCGACGAGAACTACCGCTCGGAGGACTATCTCTCGTGAGTGCGGTTGAGGTCCCGGAGGGCCTGGTTTTTCGCAAGGATGCATACTTCGAGCGAACGGGGTATCACCCCCACCGGGGTCAGCGTGAGATTCACTACAACAACGTCCGCCATCGTGCGCTCTCCAATGGTCGGCGGTGGGGTAAGACTCTGTTAGGGGGCAAGGACGCTGAGTGTGAGGCGTTCGTGAAGAACTTTCTCGGTGAACCGAAGCAGGGCTGGATCATTGGCCCTGAGTACCCCGACTGCGAGAAGGAGTTTCGCGTAGTCTACAACACCTTCAAGAAGCTGGGCATTGACCAGGTCAGCTCGAAGTTCTTGAACAATGTTGAGTCAGGGTCGATGCGGATCCACACCAAGTGGGGCTTCGATCTTCAGTGCCGCTCGGCGAAGCACCCTGACAGCTTGGTCGGTGAGGGTCTTGACTTCGTGTTGATGGTGGAGGCCGGCAAGCACCACCGACGCACCTTCACTGAGTACGTTCGACCTGCTCTGTCGGACAAGCGGGGTTGGTCGCTCATGACTGGGGTGCCCGAGCTCGCCTCTGAGACCTCTCTGCTCTTTTGGGCATTCCAGCGGGGGCAGGACCCGACCAAGACCCAATGGACGTCGTTTCAGAAGCCTGCCTGGGACAATACGATCGTCTTTCCCGGGGGCCGGATGGATCCGGAGATTCTCGAGGCTGAAGACGATCTGACCGAGGACGAGTTCAATCGTCAGTACGGTGGTCAGTTCGTGGAGCGGATCGGCCGGGTCATGACCCAGTGGGACGATGATGTCCACCTGGTCGAAGGTCTGGAGTACGACCCGTCTATGCCTCTCTACGCCGCGTTGGACTATGGCTACGCCAATGACTGGGTCTGGATCTGGATCCAGCAGGACATCTGGGGTCAATGCTACGTGCTGGGTGAGACTCGATGGATCGGCATGGACACTGAGGAAATCTGCCAGGAGATCCTCGAGAACCGTGACAAAGGTGAGGGGATGTGGCCTCTGTTGGAGAAGGTCGCCATCATCTACTGTCCACCAGCGGAGCCCAGTGATACCTCTATCGTGCAGAGGAAGCTGCGTCGTCCGATCAGAACTAACACTGGTGGCGAACTCATCGACCGAATCCGTGACATGAACAACCTGCTGAAGATCAAGACCAGGGAGGTTCCGAACCGACCCGGGATTCTCTTCAGTAAGGAGGGCTGCACGAAGTACAAGGGGAATGGCGCCACGGGTATGCCCAACAGTCTCGCCTGGGAGATGAGGACTGGGTGGCGCTGGCCTGAACACAAGAATGAGAACAAGAACGCTCCCGAACAGCCGCTAGACAAAGACAACCACGGCCCGGAGGCCTTGAGTCGCTTCGTCAAGGGTCACCTCGGCAAGACGAGCGAACGACGATCTTCTCGACAGTCTCGAGTGAAGAGCAGGAGAGCCTGACATGGCACTGAGGAAGATGTTCACGCCCTGGTCCAGCCTGGACAACATGCTGGGTAAGCCCCCGGCGTGGTGGCCCAAGGAGGAGCAGGCCCGCATCCAGTCGTACGAGAAGTATGACCAGATGTACTGGAACGACCCGACCCAGTACTCCATTCGTGTGCTCGAGAACGAGCAGCCTCTCTACGTGCCGAACGCGCGCATCATCGTAGACACGACCTCCCAGTACCTGATGAAGGGGTTGGAACTGGTGGCGGTGGCCGACGGCCCCGTTGAACCCAAGACGGCGGAGGATCTCGCCAAGGAGTCTGCCGGCAAGCGAGACGATCGCGCCATGTCTCCCGCCCAGAAGAGTCTGGAGAACTTCCTGAAGCGGGAGAAGTTCATCTCCAAGTTCCACATCAACAAGCAGGCCGGGGTGACTCGAGGCGACAGCGCTTTCCACGTGACGGCGAACCCCGACAAGCCTGAGGGCAGTCGAATCTCCATCGACACCCTGCACCCGGGCCAGGTGTTCAAGGTCTGGGATGAGGACGACCCCGACAAGGTCATTCGCATCCACATCGTGACTCTTTGGTTGGACCCCAGAGACGACACTGAGAAGGTCAGGAAGCTGACGTACTCCAAGGGACCCTTCGACGCCGACGATGATGAGACGGACACGCGCATCTGGCGCGAGGAGGCCATCTACGAGCTAGAGGGTGAGAATGGTTCGTGGTACGGCCCCAAGCCCACCCGGGTCAAGACCATTCTTGAGCCAGAGCCACTGCCTGACCAGATCACCCAGTTCCCCGTCTACTGGTTCGACAACATCAACTGGGAGTCACAGGACTATGGATCCTCGGAGATCAGGGGCCTCGAGTTCCTCGAATGGGCGGTTTCACAAGGTGCCACTGACACTCAGATGGCTCTGGCGCTTCAGGGTCTGGGCGTATACGCGACTGACGGCGGCCGCCCGGTGGACGACAAGGGGCAGGAGTCGGATTGGGAGGTCTGGCCCGGCGGAGTGATGGAGGTTCCTGCCGGGTCGTACTTCCGCCGGGTGGAGGGTGTGGGATCGATTCAGCCCATGATGGACCAGCTGAAGTACCTCGAATCCAAGATGTACGCCGCCACGGGCATGACTGACGTTGCTCTCGGGCAGATCGACGTGCAGGTGGCTCAGTCCGGTATTGCTCTGGCCATCAAGTTCATGCCCACACTCGCACGAATCGAGCCTCGAGACATCGCGCAGATCGAGACTCTTCAGCAGATGTGGTTTGATCTTCGTTTCTGGTTTGAGGCCTACGACCGTAGAGCCATGATTCCTGAGGTCGACGTCCTCATTGCCAAGTCCAAGATCCCCACGAACCGGGTAGAGACTCTGAACGAGCTGAACAACATGTACGACCGCAAGATCATCAGCCGCAAGTTCTACCGTGAGAAGATGGCCGAGCTGGGGTACATCATTCCAGCCGACGAGGACAAGACGATCCTGGAAGAGGCGGAGATGGCCTCCAAGATCAATGCACTTGCTGCCCCTCCCGGGCTTCAGGAGAACGCGGAAAAGGCAGCGGCTGGACAGAAGCCGATCACCAACGCGAATGGAGGAAACAACGAGGACGTTGACAAATCCGGCAACCAAAGCAATAATGGAAAACGACCCAACGAGAGCGGTGGCACTGAGGCCACTCAGACACCGGCCCGACAGGCGAAGCCCTAGTGGGATGCTAGGCAACCGGCGCGAGAGGCGCTAGAAACTGAGGACATCATGAAGAGTGAACTGTTGTACTGGCTCGAGAACCTTGTCATTCGAGGTCGGGATGACGATGGTGACAAGGACGATGACCAGGGCAAGAAGGGTGCTGAGGACAAGGACGACGACGACCCCAGCGGCGACGAGGACGAAGACGACGAGGATGACCAGGAAGACGACGACGACAAGGAAGATGATGACGACGTCGACTGGAAGGCCAAGGCGTTGGAGAACGAAAAGGCGCTGAAGAAGGAACGCCAAGCTCGCCGCGAGGAGAAGCGACTGCGACGTAAGGCTGAGCGGGATGCCCAGCAGAAGCAGCGCAGGGAGAAGAAGGACGCCGCCACCAAGGACGACGAGAAGACCAAGGCCGAACTCGCTGCTGAGAGGGAGCGGAATCGGAAGCTGGCCACTCGCCTCCGCAACAAGGAACGTGACGACGCCATCATCGCCGAAGCTCGCCGCCTGGGTTTCATCGACCCAACCGACGCACTCACCGACCAGATCCGCAAGGCGGTCGACGAAGACATCGATCAGGACGAGGATGACCCCTCGGACATCGAGGTCGACGAGGATTCCGTACAGGACGCGGTCAAGGCTCTGGCCGACAAGAAGAAGCACCTGCTCCGAGGCAAGAAGGACGACGACGACGACGACCGTTCGACCACCCGGTCGGGCTCCCGCACCAAGCGGAGGAAGGGCGACGACGACGCCGCTGACGAGAAGGCGCTGAAGAAGCGTTACGCCAGTTTGAACGAGTTCTGATGTCCACACCCTGACCTGCACGATCCGAGAGACAAGGAGTACGCACCATGGGTGCACGCTACGACCTGGTCGAGCCGCACATTGGCATCGTCCGGGCGCCTCTCGCGGCAGCTCTGACCTTCACCGTCGATGGTGAGTTCGGACCGAAGGGCGTCTCTCTGGACGCCAACGGCCGATGCGTGGTTGGAACCGCGGGACCGACTGGCTACGCGGGGGTTCTGATCAAGAACGTCCCCGTCGTGCCGGCGGGTCGCTTCTCGGCGGCCCAGACCGTGAACAACTGGATGGGTGGTCGCGTCGGAGACGTCGTCGACATCATGACCCAAGGCCAGATCGCAGACGTCGTGGGCCTCGTCGCAGGTGCCGCCGTCTTTTCCGAGCCCGACGGTGATCTCATCGCCAACGTCGCCGCGGGCAACACCCGAGTCGGCTACACGGTAGAGGCCTC